AGAATTAGAATCATTTAAGCAAGAAGTAGAAGTTCAATTAATAGAAAAACAATTACAAATAGAACAACAAGTCCAAGAAGGTGAAATTATACCAGAAAGAGCAGAACTAGAAAAACAAAAAGCAGAACAAATGATGCAAACTGCTATTGTAGAAAAACAACAAGAATTAATGTCAGCTGCTCAAGAAGAAATGACAAAAGTAGAACAAGTTGTTATGAGAAAAGAAGAATTTGATACTTTAATGAAAGGTAGACAATTTAAAAGTTCTTTAGTAGATTTTGTAGAATTTTTTGAAACAAGAATTAAATTATGTTGTACTGTAGGTGATGATGTATTTTTATACGAATATGAATTACCAGTATCAGAATATCCTATAATACCTGTACCTTATTTGTATACAGGAACTCCGTATCCTATGTCAGCAGTAATGCCTTTAATTGGTAAGCAACAAGAAATTAATAAAGCTCACCAAATAATGATACACAATGCAAACTTAGCATCTAATTTAAGATGGATGTATGAAGAAGGCTCTGTTGATGAAGAAGAATGGGAACAGTATTCATCTTCGCCTGGAGCATTATTGAAATACAGACAAGGTTTTCAGCCTCCTACTCCAATTTTACCTGCTCCTATAAATAATGCATTTTATACTATTACTCAAGAAGGTAAATCTGATGCAGAATATATTTCTGGTGTTCCATCTGCTATGATGGGTTTTACATCAGAACAATCTGAAACATATAGAGGTTTATTAGCTAATGATGAGTTTGGTACAAGAAGATTAAAGTCTTGGATGTCTACTATTGTAGAACCTGCTTTAGAGCATGTAGGTAAATGTTTTCAGATGCACGCACAAGCACATTATCAAATAGATAAAGTATTTAGAATTGTACAACCTAATGCTGGTAACGAACAAGTCGATGATAAAGAAGTAAGAGTTAATATTCCAATATTTAATGATTATGGTAAAGCAATTGGTAAATGGATGGATTATGAATCAGGCAGATTTGATGTAAGAATTATCGCAGGTGCTACATTACCATTAAATAGATGGGCATTATTAGAAGAATATTTTAAATGGTATCAAGCAGGATTAATAGATGATATTGCTATGATAGCAGAAACAGATATAAGAAATAAAAAACAATTAGTTAATAGAAAAAGTGTATATAGTCAATTGCAATCTCAATTAGAGCAAATGCAAGAAGCTATGAAAGATAAAGATGGGACAATAGATACATTATCTAGACAACTAGTACAAGCTGGTATTAAAAATAAAGTCAGCGAAGCAAATCAGCAAGTGAATAGAGAGCTTGTAGATACCGAAGGTCAGCAAAAACTTTTAAGAAGTATGATGCAAGGAGAGTTTCAAATGGCTAAAAGAGAACTATCTAGAGAGTTAAAATCAATTGCAAATGAAGCAAAAATAGATGCAAAAAAAGACTTTGATGAAAGCAAAGAAAATAAATAAATTTAACAAATACAAAAAGGACTTAAAATGGACGAAAATACACAAGTAGGTAACGCTTCACTAGGTGAAGCCCCAGAAAGTGTTGGAATGAGTAGCGATGGTTTTTTCGAGGCTCTCGATACTCAAGTTAATGGTGGTATATTAGATGCCCCTCCTTCACAAGAACAGACAACCTCTCAATCGTTGGAAGACGCTGGAAATGATTTCCTTGCTGAACAACAACAAAAAGAGAGCCCTGTAGAAGGACAGGCGGATGTTGAAAATCTGCAAAAGAGGTATTCGGATTCAAGTCGTGAAGCGAAAAGATTATCTGGTCGCTTAAACGAGGTTGAACCTTATTTACCTATACTCGATGCAATGAGAGAAGACCCTAATTTAGTTTCTCATGTGAGAAATTATTTTGAGGGTGGTGGTCAAACTCCAGTTTCTATGAAAGAACAACTAAATCTTAATGAAGATTTTGTATTTGACCCAGATGAAGCTATGTCAAAACCTGATTCCGATTCTGCTAAAGTTCTATCTGCAACGATAGATGGAGTAGTTCAGAAAAGGCTTACTGATGCTTTGAGTACGCAGAAAAATGAAAACAATAGATTACAAAAAGAGTCTGAGTTTCGTTCTAAATACAATTTATCAGAAGACCAATGGACTGAATTCATGAGTTTTGCTAAAGGTAAAACTTTGCAATTAGATGATATTTATTATTTAATGAATAGAGGAAAAAGGGAACAACAAATCGCTCAAAATGCTAATCAGCAGGTTACAGACCAAATGAAAAAAGTAAAAGAGCGACCACAATCATTAGCTTCACAGGGGAGTGCTTCCGAGCCACAAAAGAATCCAGAAGATTCAGTTTTCGAAGAAATACTGGGGATTGACAGAACATTAGATAATGTATTAGGACTGAAATCCTAATACTGTAAAAGTCAATAACCGTAGTTAAGAAAACTACAAGGAGAAGGACACATGGCCGATATATTCGGATTATCCGATTCTACAGGTTTGACTGAGAGTGGTTCAGCTAGTACGGGTTCAACGTTAAGCACAGGTGACCTGAGGCGGAAGTATAACTTCGGCGACAGAGTATCTGAGTTAGCAATAGCGCAAGACCCATTTTTTAGATTCTTGTCAAAAGTTTCTAAGAAACCAACTGACGACCATCAGTTCAAATTCACAGAAAGGCGTCCATCTTACCATAAACGATATGCATATGTAACTGCTCATGGAACATCACGCGCAGGCATGGTGGCAAATGAAGCTACAGTTACAGCAGGCAACATTGACCCAGGCGACGAATATTATTTTCAGTTTATGACTGATTATAAAAACGCTGGTAACATTGGTCAAGTTCGAGGTTCATCTAACTCAATACAAGTTGGTGATGACGGAACTCAACCAAAGTTTATCATACCTGGCCAATTAATCAAGATACCATTTTCAAGTACAGCAGGTTCCGCAGCAGCCGCTACAGCTATGTCAGTTGAAGACTATATAGTTGTTCGTGTTGAAGAAGCTACTGCTACTAGTACTGGTTCTAGAGCGGCTAATAAAAACGCTATTGATTGTAAAGTTGTCGTAGTAAAAGACCTTGACACCGATACTAATAATGAGTTAGGTGGTTGGGGTGCTGGTGGTACTGCAAACGAAAGTCTTGCTGGTACTAACACTACAGATGCAGAGTTCGCAGCTTTTTCAATGATACAATTGGAAGGTGCTCGCTCACACGTGGTTGGTAATTCATTTGGACAGGGTAGTGGATACCCAGAAACATGGAAAGACAATCCATTCTCGACAGGATTCGGACTTACTCAGATTTTCAAAACTTCGCTAGCGATGGACAATACAACACGTGCCACCGTTACCAAGTATGAACCTAATGAGTATGCTCGTGTATGGCGAGAAAAATTAATTGAGCATAAGTATGACATTGAAACTGCTTTGCTCTTTGGTTCACAATACACAGATGGTAACGGAGTTACTCATACACAAGGAGCTTTAGACTATATTATCAATTATGGTAATGTATTTGATGGTTCTGGTATGGGTGGAACTGGAACAAAATCACAAGATGATTTCTTGGATGATATGTCTCATTTCTTAGACCCTCGTTACAATAATGCAAATGCTACTTTATTTTTTGTAAGTACAGATGTATATAACTGGATGCACAAACTAAGTGGTTACATGAGCGCAAATATGTCTCAAGTAGCTGCAGTGGAAAATTCACAAGCTCGTGCAAACTTTGATATGGGTCGTGTCGGAAGTAGAGATGCATTTGGTGTATCAGTAACTACGTTCACAACACCTTATGGTGATATGAATGTAGCTCGTAACGTTCACTTAGATGGTTCACCAGTAAAATGTCTAGGTGTGAACATGAGATATTGTTCATACAGACCTCTTGTTGGTAACGGATTAAATCGAGATACAGCTATTTACGTTGGAGTGCAAACTCTTGAAAATAGTGGTGTTGACCGCAGAGTGGACTTAATTCAAACTGAAGCTGGTATGGAATGGCAAATGCCTGAAGCCCATGCCGTCTGGAAATAGGAGTTAAATTATGCCTAATCCATTATATGGTTCAATTAAGTTTGATGAGGAATTAAATAACGCTAAGTACGTTAAGCATAAAATTGCTTACTTAACTGGTGTATATGATGACCTTGATTTACGAGCAGCTGGTGATACCACAGATGCAAAAACTGATACAGGATTCGCATTGAGAGATGGGGAAATTGTTGAAAGTTTATGGGATGGTGATGGAGCAGCCGCTTCTATGACACTACCTGAGGCGACAGTTGGCACAATGTGTGTCTTCAGATTCTCAGCCCAAGCAGATGGTGGACAATCAATTACATTTACTAACAATAGTGGTGACTATTACGAAGCTGGAACAATTACTGTTCCTGTGACCAATATGGGCGATAAGCTTACTGGTCTTCGTAAACCTGCCTATCTTCAGAGATGGACAGAGTCAGTAGCTACTGCTGGTGGTGCAATTGTAACCGTAGCAAAAACACACACAACTCTAGCAATCGCTTCTACTGCGACTAATAATCAGACCAATATTGGTGCTGAAATAGCGTGGTTCTGCGATAAGAAAGGATACTGGAAATTTAGTTTTCTAGGTTCTGAGCTTGGTTCTGGTGCAATTAATGCTACATTTGAAACAGCTTAGTAATCCGAAGTTCGTGAGGTAATAGCACGATATAAGGATATAATTATGAGATGCGCGCTTCTTGATTGTTTTCCCTCCTTTTTAATTGGGGAGTGCGTTATCTCGTATGATGATATAATAACAATAGATGATATAACAGATTTAGAGGAAGAAAGTGCAACAGGATGGCAACTTTTGAAGAAAGAGTAGAAGGATTAACTGGACTATCAATAGATGGTAGCAGTTCTCCTACTCAAGATGAATTAACAGAGTTTTTAAAAGATGGCGTTTTAGACGTTACGGATAGAATAGTATCTCTTAGACCTGAACAAGCTAGTGAGTTTGTTAGAATATCTTCAGCTTCATCAACACAAGCTGGTGTTTCTGTAGATAGTGGTAAAATTATTTCTGTAGTTAGGGAATCTGGCACAAATGATGATTGGAGACCTGCTTATAGAGTATCAATAGATAAACAATCACGAGTTACAGATAGTACTAGTTTAGATTTTGCAACTGCATATCATCCAGCATATATTGTTTCAGAAGATGGTGCAGTTCTTGTATTCCCTGCTCCAGCAGGTTCAGATACTCAATATAAAGTATACTATGTAAATGGTACTCCTACCGATACAACTAATGGAGCATCACTTGCATATAGTCATAGTGACATAAAATACTTTCCAGAAAATAAAGTTTATCTTGTTGTATTGTATGCATCTGCTCAAACATTATTAAATAACTTATCATCAATATCAATATCACAAACAATACCGAGTTTAACATTACCATCAACTCCTGTAGCTCCAAGCGCTCCAAGTTTTACTACTCCTGATGTGTCAGATACAACTGTTTCATCAACAACAATTTCAAATTTAGGAACTCCACCTAGTTATACTTCTCCTACAGTAAGTGGAGATGCAAGTGCATTAACAAGTGTATCTAGTTTAGATACTGATAATACAATTGATGTATCAGCAGACCAAATAGAGTTTGACCAATTTTGGTCTACAGCTGCTCATTTAATAGAAGATGAAGAAGATGTAGAATTAGCAAATGCACAATTATCTAAAATTAGAACTTATATAGAAGCATATTCTACAGATATGCAAAATAAATTAAATTCATTCAATAAAGAACAAGCAGAATATCAAGCAAAAACACAAGAAGCAATACAACAAGCACAAATAGACGCTGCGAAAGCTCAATCTCAGGCACAAATAGATTCTGCTGATGCAACACAAACTGCTTCATTATTATTACAAAAAGAAAATCAAGAATACGCAGCTAAGCTACAACAATTTAGTTCAGATTTAGCTAAGTATAGTGCAGAGGTACAAGCAAAAGTACAAGACCACTCAGCTCAAATAAATGAATTAAGTGCTGATATACAAAAACAAAGTACAGATTACAATTGGAAAAGTCAAAGATACGCAGCTTTGAAAGGTCAATATGACCAAGCATTCGGACTTTTAGCACCAAGAGAAAGTGAACAAAATTAATGGCAAATGTAAATAAAACATCTTTTGCAGTTTCAGTTACTCCTAAAATGCAAATGGATAATGTTAATGATGTTAATCAAGCAATAGATGTTATTAATGAAAATGTTAGAACATCGTTAGGTGGAAGCGGTGAAATTACTGGTGATGATACAACTGTAGCAGGAGGATGGAATAATGGAACAAATACGGCAGTAACTTCAAATGGTTCACTATTAGCTTTTGATACTAATACTGATTTAGTATTTATTAAACATACTGGAAAATTATTTGGTACAACTACTGATGCTTCAGCTGCTCATACTGTCAAAGTAGCAATAGATGGTTCAGAAACAGCTGGAGTAACTGGAGATACTGTATTTATAGCAGAACTTGCAAATGGAGAAGCTATGGTTATACCTAGGCCTGGAATAGCAGGTGGGTATATATTAGTTACTGGTAGTGGTAGCAATCATGTAGGTGTAGAAACTTTAATAGTGGGAACATAATGACTATATCAGAATTAATGGAAAGAGCAGGAATGAAAGAATCTGGATTAGCTTTAGCTATGATAAAAGATGCATTTCATTTAATACAATCAAATTCAACAGAAGATACAAAAACAGTAAAGTACAATATTATAGATGGTGAAAGAGATTATTTATTACCACAAGATATGATTGCTGTAAAAACTATATCAGTTTATGATACTAGTGACCAAAAATATAAAAAAATTAGAAGGTTAAATGTACAACCTTTGACTAGTGAGGACACAGACCCAGAATGAGTTATAAAACAGGACAAACTTATTTTTACTATTTAAATGGTAGAAATATAGAATTATATCAAAGGTCAGATTATGGAAGAACTGATACACTAGGTAGTTACAAAATTAGATTACCAGATGATTCTTCTGGTACATACTTTATATATCCAGATGAAGATATTACTAATGGATTAAGAATACAGTATACATCTTTAGATACTCCATTTATAGCAGAAGCATTAGAAGATATGCAAGTATTTTATGGTGCAAGTACAATAACATTTAATGATAATGGTGGTAGTGCAGATACAATTACTGATTCAGCAAGTGGATTTGGTGATTTTGCATCTGGAGATAGAATACGAGTAATGGGTTCTACAAGTAATGATGGAGATTATACACTTACCGCTCAAGCATCTGGTACATTAACAGTTGCAACTGGTAGTTTTACAGCAGAAAGCGCTGGGCAAAGTATAACAATATATCAAATTCCAAAAGAAGTTACCACTTCATCTGCTGATGAAACATCACATTTAAATCTTAATCGTATGTTATCATTAGCTTGTGTAGATTATTTAAAAGCAATGCTTGCCGATAGAGAAGGTGATATCGATAGAAAAGAATATTACATGAGGGAGTTTTGGGGAAAAGTTGGAGATAATGAAAGCAATAAACGTAAAATATCTATGTCATTTCCTTCTGCACCACATGCTTTAAGATAATGCCAACTTTTACAGATAGAACATCTAGACTATTAAAACATACTAAAGCTGACAAACCTAAAATGGGTGTCGGTATCCCAGATTATAATGATGGATACGAAGGTGAAACTAGAATCCAAATGGTCGAGGGAAATCCTAGATTATATTTAAAAACAAATGCTGGTTGGTTTTTTACTGGTCTTGTGCAAGATGGTGCAATTCCAGATATACCTACTGCATCATCAACGCAATTAGGAGTAATTAAAATTGGTAGTGGAGGTACTGTATCTTCTGATGGTACATATACTGCAACTGCGGCTACTCCTCCTGCTGACGATATTACTGGTGGAGATTCTGCTGTAACTATTACAACTTCTTCTGGTAACATTACTATAGATGCAGCTGCTAATAATAGTAATATTATATTCAAAGGTACAGATGCTAGTGCTGATATTACAATGCTAACTCTTAGTGGGGCTGATGCGGGAGCTGCTACTTTTAATAATAAAATTGTTGCTACAGAATTAGATATATCAGGTAATGTCGATATAGATGGTACACTTGAAACAGACGCTTTAACAATCAATGGAACTACATTAGCTGAAACTATATCTGATACTGTCGGAGCTATGGTATCTTCAAATACTGAATCTGGAATAACAGTTGCTTATCAAGATGCAGATAATACTTTAGATTTTACAGTTGGAACACTAAATCAAGATACGACTGGTAACGCTGCTACAGCAACTGCTTTAGAGACAGCGAGAAATATTGGTGGAGTATCTTTTAATGGTACTGCGAATATTAATTTGCCTGGCGTAAATACTGGTGGAAATCAAGATACAACTGGAAATGCAGCGACTATTACTACCGCAGCTGCTAGTGGAAGCTCAACTCATTATCTCTGTTTTGTTGATGGAACTAGCGGAGCTCAAGATATTAAAGTTAGAAATGGTGTAAGTGTAAATCCTTCTACAGATGTAGTAACTGTAGGAGGGATTGTTATTGGTGATGGAGGAATGACGTTTGGTGACAATGTAGATATTGGTAGTTTTGAATTAAGAGCTCAAACATTACAATCTGATGTTAGTACTGGTACTGCTCCTTTAACAATTGCATCTACAACTGTTGTTTCAAATTTAAACGCAGATAAATTAGATGGTGCTGATTTAGTAGATGAAGATAATTTTTCTTCTAATTCAGCTACAAAAGTTCCTACACAACAAAGTGTTAAAGCTTATGTAGATGGTGCTTATACAGCAGGTACTGGATTAGCTGTTTCTAGTCAAGTATTTTCATTAAGTCATTTAGGATTACAAAGTTTGAGTGACCCTAATGCAGATAGAGTCTTAGGATGGGATGATTCAGCAGGTGTATTAGCATGGTTTACTTTAAATACTGGTATTGAAGCAAGTGGAACAAATATTAATGCATCTACAGGCCCAACCGCAGGTACTGGTTTAAATTCAGATGGTAGTGAATTTACTGTTGATGTAAGCGATTTTATGACTAATGGTGTTAATAATAGAGTAGTTACTGCTACTAGTGCAGACGCTATGAACGCAGAAGCTAATCTTACTTTTGATGGTAGTACATTGGCTCTAACTGGAGCAGCTACAGTATCATCTACGCTTGCAGTTACAAGTAATATTACAACAGATGGAATATTTAAAGTTGATTCTGCACCTGATGGTAATGTTATAGAATTTGACCAAAGCGGTAGAAGGTCAGCAATAAATGTTTATTTTGCTAGTGGTAGTACAGGAAGTAAATTAGTCAGTAGAGTATCTAATGGCAGTACTGATAATAGTATGATAGATGTTTTAGATTTAAGACCTAATCAAATACTTTCTTCAAACACAGGAACTGCAAGTGTTCCTGCTTATTCATTTACAGATGATACAAATATTGGAATGTATAGAGGAGCTGCTGATACTTTAAGATTTGCAACTGGAGGAGCAGAAAGACTTGAAATAACAGATTCACAAACAAAAGTTACTGGTATATTTAAAGCTACAAGTACTATAAGGGGAGATGCTGATGTTGTTGCATATTATTCATCAGACCCTAGTTTAAAAGAAAATAAAAAATTAATACAAAGTCCATTAGATAAAATATCTCAATTAGGTGGGTATTCATTTGATTGGAAAGATGAAGCAAGAGATATAGTTGGAGACCATCTAAATGGTAAAGATTATGGGGTAATGGCAGATGAAGTACAAGCATTATTTCCAGAACTTGTAGATACAAGAAGTAATGGAATAAGAGCTGTAAAATATGATAAATTAGTACCATTATTAATAGAAGGAATTAAAGAATTAAAAGAAGAATTAAACATGATTAAGGAACAATCATAATGAAAAATTATAAAGCATTAAAATCAGCATCTAAAGTATCATTAAGTAAAACTAATGATGACTTATATTATATAACAAAGAAAAATTATAATGTAAATACAGGAGTTGAAGAAAACGATAGCATTTCTAGAGTAGAAATTGCTGATATAGATGCTAGAGTATCACTTATATCTGCTCAATCTACTGAACTTGCTAATGAAAAAGCAGACTTAGAACAATTAAAAACAGACTTAGAAGCATTATAGTGGCATTAGGTACACCATCTAATTTATCTTTAGCTACGTTAGCGTTAATAGCAAATGATGTAGCAAAAACAACAAATAATACTTCATTAGATGCTTGTCAATCAGAATCAGGTGAAGATGATTGTGCTATGTGGGCAAGTTTTAAAATAGGTAGTAGTGTTGCATTAAATAATACACAAACGCCAGGAAATGCAAGTGAAGCTAGAGGGTATTTTTTTATAAAAGTAAAAGGTGATGTTGGTGAATATATGGGAGGTACAGCTTCTGGTGAAAAAGTATCATCAAGTTTAGATGTTAATATTAATGCTAGTGGAGCAGAATTGACACCATATATTTGGAATATAGCTGAAACAAATGTAGGTGGTGAATACAATGGTCAAATATTAGGTAATGCTAATAACGCTGGAGATTACGAAGGTGGTTTTGATTTTGTAAATAATCCTAGTGGAATAACATGGAATATTACACAACAAAGTACAAAAGACCAATACTCTTGGACTGCTGTATAAAAATTTAATTAATAATAAGGAGTTAAAATGAAAGTAAAGTTAGGACAAATCGTAAATAGTGTAGATGCATTTAATAAAGTTGCACAACAACCAATGAAAGCATCTGTTAGCTATGAAGTATCTAAAAATCTTAAAAATCTTGGAGATGAACTTGCTATATACGAACAATCAAGAGGTGATTTAATTCGTAAATATGGTAAAGAAAACAAAGAAGATGGTAGTTTTGCGATTGAACCAAGCTCAAAGGAGTTACCAAAATTTCAAAAGGAGCTAGGTGAATTGCTTAATATAGAAGTAGATTTAAATGGATTTAAGCAGATAAAATTAAGTAATTTGTCTGAATGCGAGTTAACGCCACAAGAAATGGCAAGTTTAGAGTATGCAATTGAGGAATAGCTATGGCTAATTTAAATAAATACACAAGTACAGAAGCTCTAAACATATCATACGCATCTGATTTTGAAATACAAAGCGCGTGGAGTATTAGTAGTACAGAAGTAACACTAGACGTTAGTGGTTTTCATACTATATTTCTACAAACTGATGAAGATATATATTATGGATTTTCTGATAATACTAATGCAATACTTGGTACATCAGCTAATAATATCTATTTAAAAGGTGGAGATACAATCTACCAGTTAGCAGTACCTTATGGTCTTGGTGATGGTAGTGGTGAAATCTATATTCATGCGATAAGAAAAACATCATCGGATGCAACAGCTAGAATAGTATTTACTTAATAGAGGTGTGATATGTCTAGAGGATTAATAGGAACAATAAATGACGAAATAGCTTCTGGTGGTACTATTACTGGAGACCTAACGGTCGAAGGTGATTTAACTATACAAGGAAGCGGTGCATCAAGTAATTATGATGAAGTAATAGATGGTCATGTACAAGTAACCTCTACCAATAAATTAAAGTTTGGTGGAAGTACTTCTACAGATTCAGATAGTTACATATTAGAATCTTCTGCTGATGTATTAGACGTATATGTAGGAGCAGTTAAACTTCTATCATTAACAGAAGCTGGTGGTGGTGCATCTGACAAAGTATCAATACCAGCTCTTACACCTCTCTATCTTGATGGTGGAAATAATTCATATATAGCAGAAACAGCAGGAGATACAGTAAAGATTGTAACTGGTGGTTCTAATTCATTAACAGTTACAGCAGCTACTACAACAGTATTAGGAGATTTAGTTGTATCTGGTGATGATTTGTTTATGGCTACAAATACTGATGGTTATGTACTTGTTGCAGATGGTACTAATTATAATCCTGTAGCTATAAGTGGAGATATAGGAATTACTAACGCAGGTGTTACATCTATATCATCTGGAGTAATTTTAAATGCAGATGTAAATGCTTCAGCCGCTATTGCAATATCTAAAACTGCATTAGTAGCTGGTACAAATATATCACTTAGTACAAATACATTAAATGTAGATGACGCATTTTTAGTAAACAGTGGAGATGATACTACAAGTGGTGTAATTACATCAGCTGGATATAAACTTACAAAATCAGATGGTGGCGGAGATGTATCTATACAATTCCAACAAGGTGGTACTACTACTTACACAATGGGAATAGATGACGCAGTATCTTCTGGTACAGCAGATTTATTTAAAATACACTCTGATACTGCTTTAGCAGATGCTAGTGATTTTATTATGGATAAAAGTGGTAATGTTACAATAGGTGGAGATTTAACTGTTAGTGGTGGAGATATAACACTTGCTGGAACAAGTATATTTTCAGGTGGAGATACTACTTCTTTAAATAATATTGATGCTGTTGATGCAACTACAGAAGCGACAATAGAAGCAGCTATAGATACACTAGCTAATCTAACATCTATACAAGGAAATACTGTAACTTTAGCAGGTAATTTTGTTACTCAAAACAATAATGTAACAATTAATGCAGCTGGAGCTGCTAGAACATTAACATTAACTGAGAGTTTAACAGTTGGTGATGGAAATGATGGTACAATTACATTTAGTGGAGCTTCTAAAACTTTAACAGTTGAAGATAATTCGACTGTAAATCAAGATTTATCATCGGATGCAAGTCCTACATTTGCAGACTTAACATTAAGTGGTGGAGATGTTACATTAACTGGAGCTGCTACTGATATAGACTTAATAGATAATAATGCTTCTGCATTATCATTTGATGCAAGTGGAGCAGCTGGAATATTAGAAATTGTAACTACTAATAGTTCTGAAGGTGTTAAGATGGCTAATACATTAACTGTAAGTGGTATTACAAAAGTTGGAGCATCAGCTGGTAGTGGTGTAGATGCTTATCTTTATACAGCTGGTACAGCAGCTCATGTAGGAATACATTGGGATGCAGATTTAAATACAGAAGGAACATTAGTTGGTGGAGCAGATGACCATGGCGTTGATTTTAAATTTTTTGGTGAAACTTCTGGTAAATATGTACAATGGGATATGTCAGCAGACAAATTAATAGTAGCAGGTACAATACAAACAAATGACCTTGAATTACAAAATGATAGAGGTCATTACTTAATAGTAGAAGAAGAAGAATACTTATCTATTAGAAATGAAAAGACAGGTAAACTTTATAAATTTGTACTAGAGGAAATTAATGAGTGAATCAGTATTCAATGAGGGTAGCATTGATGTCGATTTCAGAGTAGAGGGCAATACAAATGCAAATCTTCTCTTTATTGATGGTGGAAATGACAGAGTTGGTGTCGGTACAAACTCTGTAAGTTCTGATGCTACTTTTGGTGTATCTGGTAATATAGAATTAAAAAGCGCAGGCAATAGATATTATGTGCCAAGACAATCGGATGGTGCAATAACTGGCTCTCTTTATTCAAGAACTGGTAATACTATAACTTTAAGTGGAGCAGGTTCTTCATCTGGGCAAATAGAATTTATACCATCATCTTCTAATAGTTCTGCTGTTGCTATGACTATTACTAGTGATGGGGATATAGGTGTAGGTACTGATAGCCCAGGCGATTATCGTTTAAGAGCTATTGCAACTCAAACAAATCAAGATTGTATTTATGGAACTGCTAATGGTAGTGGTCGTGGTGTATTAGGTTACAGCCCATCAGGTAAGGGTGGATATTTTTGGTCAGATTCAGGTACGGGATGTTGGGTAGGAGATGGTGGTCTTGAATTACAAGATTCAGATATGAGACTTTATGCAAATTCAGCAGATGATGGTTCAAGAGCAATATATTTTTACAAATCTCAAAGTGCAACGGATAAAGCTCATGGTGGAAATGCTTCAATGGATGCAGGTGATGATATTGGTTTAATTGGATTTCTTGGTTCAGAACAAAGTGGATGGAGATGGGCTGCAAAGATATATGCTGAAGTAGGCATTGATTGGGATGACGATTCTCCAACTGACCTTGTTTTTTCTGTAACACCAAATGGTTCATATACAGCAACTGAAAGAATGCGTATTACATCTACTGGATATATTGTTGCTAATGGTGCAAGTGATTATCCAAGAGCTTCTCGTGGAAATGTTTTTAAATCAAGTGCAAACGGTAATGCAGCTATAACATTATTATCACCATCTAATCATAGCGCAGGAGTTGGGCAAGATATTGTAGCATTAAATTTTGCAGCTAATAACTATTGGGGTGATAATAAAGATGCTGTGTATGCACAAATAAAATGTCAAAATGATAATGGTAGTTATGCTGATAGAGGTAGATTAGTTTTTGCTACTGGATACAATGGTGATACTTTAACTAATAGAATGTATGTAGATTCATCTGGTAATGTAGGTATTGGAGCTGCTTCTTTCGGGCCAAGATTGTATTCTATTGTTGCTTCTGCTGAATACGCTGCGTATTTTACTTCTGATGACCCAACATCAACTAATGCGGCTGCTCTTGGGGTAAGGGCAGATTATGGTTCAGGAACAAGA